GCCGTCGCAGAGCTGTGTCGAGCTGTGCGATGCAGACGTGTGGTGTGACGACGTGCGGAGTGCCGACCTGCGCTGTGCCGACATGAGCGATGCCGACCTGAGCCGTGCCGACCTGAGCGGTGCCGACCTGAGCCGTGCCGACCTGAGCGGTGCCGACCTGAGCGGTGCCGACCTGAGCCGTGCCGACCTGAGCCGTGCCGACCTGAGCGATGCCGACCTGCGCCATGCCGACCTGAGCCGTGCCGACCTGAGCGGTGCCGACCTGAGCGGTGCCGTTGGCAATATGGCGGAAATCAAGACGCTGCAAATTAACACATGGCCCGTCACATATACCCACGACACAATGACTATCGGATGCCAGTCGCATTCGATTGATCTTTGGCGCAAGTCCGATCCGCGTTGGATTGCGGCGATGGATAGTAAAGCGACTGAATGGTGGGGTAAATTCGGCTCTATCATTCTTGCGCTGATTGACGCAAGCCCTGCAACTGCACCAACAACAAAAGGACAATGAAAATGTTTGAAGTCGGGAAAATTTATACGGATGCAAGAGGAACTGAACGCAAGTGCGTCGGAATTGATGGTGAACACGCTTATCTCGCTCGTAATGGCAGAGAGGCATACCGATGGACTATGGACGGCATTGGTGTTGATCTTGGTGAATACCATGACATCCCCGCACTCTATCCCCGCCCCGTGATCAAGTGGTATCCGGGTGATACCGCGCCTAAAGATGGTAGTAAGTTTATGGCAAAGTATGGCGCGATTGATATTCTTACATGGCGTGATGGCGGCTTTTATCGCGTAGCTGGCGGATCACAATATGGTAAGGTGCAAGAATGGTCACCGTTGCCGAAATGACTGTATCCATCCTTAGAAACGGAAAATGGGAACAGTTGTTCCCATTGCCGCCGTGCCCGTATCGTAAAGAAAAAGCCCCCGATTAAGGGGGCTTTCCTTTGACTTATGTCAGGCTGATTAAGTCCGAACGCCTGCCCGCAGAACGCCGGGGCGTTGGCAGATATACAGCGGATAGCTGTATTGTTCGTTACGAACCCAAGCATCGCGGCCCGAAGGATCACGCAGGTTCATCGAATACACGTTCTGGCCCGGTGCGCCAACAAACTGGATAAACTCGTCAGCCGGAGCCATGACTTGCTTGAACACGTCAACAGCACCAACCGGGAAGAATTTGGCCTGATCCGTGTTCACCGCAATCTCAGTGTTATCATCCGAACCACGGTAGTTGTGGAACGTGATGCCGCCATATTGGAACGCGCCGAAAGCCGCATTGCCGCGCAGGTCAGCCGCTGCCGACCAGTTCAGGTAGGTTTCCCGAACCTGTGGATGGTTGATCAGCGCGTCATAGAAGGCGTCACCAGTCAGAGCATGTAGCGTGGTCCGCCCATCAATCCAAGCGCCTTTGGCAGACCGCGCAACGGACCGGATAAGCGCAGCACAAACGCCGCGAACATCCGTGGTATCACTGTCAAGGTTAAAGTCCGTTGCAGCCGGAATGGTTTCATCGAACTCAGTGGCGTAGTTGTAGATCGTGCTGCCATCCGCGTCCAAAAGAATACCCTGCAAAGCGCCAAGGCGGTGCTTTTCATGGGTGTATTCCATGTCCTGCCGAACGCGCATCATGCGGCGATTGTATTCCGACATAACAACGGTTTGTTCGCTTTCCGTGCCAAACGCGCGCCAAGAGGCAATCTCAGATGCATAGATCGTCGCACCCTTTGCCAGTCGCACCGCTTTCAGCGGAACGGCGGAACGATCATCCCGCACCAGTTCCTCAGGAGGTGCCCCGTTGGCCGAAGTCTGGATAAGGTTTACTTCACCTTCCCGGCGATCAACCCAAACGGTGCGATTGCGAACCGGAACAGGCTCAAAGATGCCAAGCGAACCGATCAGACCCGGTACATAATCTACCTTTTCGACTTGGCTTGAAAGCGAAGTCAGGCTAAAGGCGTCACCATTAAAAACGTCAAGAGTAGCCATGTTGTGTTATCCTTATCGTGCTTTGATGCCAAGAACGGCAAGACCAGCGATGACTGCCACATCCGCATCACTTGGCGTCAAGTGTTCCAAGTTTACTTCAGCATCGGCATTAACGATGGTGGCGATACCGTCATAAGATGCAGCCGTGCCCTCGAACAGAATGCCAGCGATAACCGACGAACCGTCAATTGCAGCGGCATCCCATGCAGCGTAATCACCCGAACCAGCCGCGATAGCGATGGTGAACCCGTCACCCACAACCATAGGAGTGCCGCCAGCGGTGATCGTAAAGCTAAGGTGCGAACCGCTGTTAAACAGGGTGCCAGTGAAACCGTTGCCAACCGTAGTTCCATCCGGTGCAATAAGCAGGAATTCCGTTGCCGAGATGAATTCGACATTGTAAGTCCCGACTTGAACGTTTGCCAGCTTGGTGGCAGTACCAACCGTGGCGTTGCCCGTGTTGCCAGCTTGGGCAGTTGCAGACCCAGCCGCGCCTGCTGTGATCTGGCCCATAACCTGCCCAGCAACAAGCGCTGGGGTAGACGCAACAGTCACTTGATCCCGCGAACGATAGCCGTTAGCCTCGCTCACAAGAAATTCCGCCGTGCGGAAAGTATCGTTCACAATGGCCATTACTTAGCCCCTTTCTTGGATTTAGCATTCACTTCCGCCCAAGGATCATCGGACGCAGGCTTTTTGTTTTTCAGTGTTTCGCGCATGGCTTCATCGGTCACAGTTGCTTTATCCAGCACCTTGTGCATACCGCGAATTTCAGCATCAGAAGCGTCTTTAATCGCCTCGTCACCGAATTTAGCTTTAACAGCTTCCCGCATGACGGCCATGTCAGCCATGTCTTTAACTTTGGCGTTAAGCTGTTCATCTGTCAGGATTTTGCTTTCGGCGTCGGCAAGTTTGGCTTTCAACTCGCCAATAGCCGTGTCTTTATCCGCAAGCAATGCGGTGAATTGATCAGCGTCGGACGCGGCAATCGTGAATTGCTTATCCCCGATGACCACTTTAGTGTAATCAGTCATGACGACCTCATCCTTAGTGGTGACAGGGCTTGCGCCCCAACTATCCGCACCGTCTCCAATGCGGGCTTTAGAACCTGCCCTTGCGTTATCCACAATAGCAAGATGGTTGATACGGATATTCTTTTGGATAAAGTCATAACCCAATCCGGGGTCTGCCTCTACCATATCCGCCGTATATCCAGCGCTTAGTTCGCGCTTGCCTGATTTAACCGCGTCAATTGCGGCCTTGTCTTTTAGGATCAATGGGACCGCAAGAAATTCGCCATCGCGCAAAACATCGCTGGAAACCTCACCCACCGCCAATTCTTTCCAATTATCAACATCCACCAATTCGGTAGGGTGATTAATCGTTACAGGCGCATGGCTAAAAGATTGCAGACTATCCTTGTGAAATACTTCATTTTCAGGACGAAAGACTTTAACAATATGGTTTCCGACAAGGCCAATTTCAGACGCACGGTAATCTTGAATACCAGTCCGCACCGCTCGAACAAGCGCTGTCACATAGCCTTCGCTTGTGGTTTTTACTGTCCCGATTGCGGCGCGGTCTGTGAATTTCAATCTCAATACTCCGTCAAAGTCGCAATAAGACCCGAACCAGACGTGATAGTCAGAGTGCCTTCAAGCCAACCAGCAATAGCGCTAAGGTCGAGTGTTTTAACTGCGCCCGCAGCAATAGAACCAAAGCCGGGATAACCGCCTGCGACAGATACAACACCGAACTTTGGCAGAAAACCATCTGTTGCAGCGCTACCCGTGATAATTGGCGACAATGCACCGCCAGTAGGGTTACGCAACGTCAAGAGTGACATCTTGGAACTGTCATAAACGAAAGTATCTGACGCGCCCAGAGTGGTGCTTGAAACAGCAACAGGGCCAGTCGATTTAGCGTTTGTTTTTGCAATAACTGCCATTGTCAAGCCCTATTCATGTTGTTACGGTAATTATGGCCGTAGTGTTGTAGATTTGCAAGTTAGGCTGATACATAAACAGGCAAGCCCGTAATTGTGGCAGTTTCAGGGTCAAGCCAAACGCCAGTTTCTGCCCAAATTGCCGCTATAGACATAGCGCGTAAAGTGGTTGCAATGGTTTCTGGATCAGGATCGCCGGAAAAGAAATGCCAGAACTCCACTTCATAAAACTCTAAAATACCCGTAGCGCCGGAAATGCAACTGATCCAAGCGCCAATATGATTGGTTTCCTCAATATTCATAGCCATATAAAGACGTGACATTTATAGCCCCACTGTCAGAAGATAATTTGATTGAACTGTATTGGCTGCACCTGTAGCGCCAACAACTGCCCTAATGCAATGTCCGAGCATTGTTGTTTGGGCCGGAATATCAGTGATAAGACTACCTTGCGCCACAAAGCGGCTGTCCATGCGCCTGACCATGTATTCAATTTGTGAACCATTAGGTGCGCTGTAGAATAAGTATTCGTATGCCGCATTAGCGTCTGGAACTGGAAAGTTAGCCCCTAGATCAACTGGCGTTCCAGCCGATGCCCCACCATGGAATACTTGCAAGTTGGTTTGGGCAACCTGCGCACCGATTGCTATAATGTTTGCCGCAGACCCCGGCAAAGTCGTGCTTGATCCAGTGCCGTTCGTCATACCCGCATAAACACCGCCAGACGCTGCGCCTTTGGCTGGGAACCGGACGCGGCCAGTATTAACAAAACCCTGTCTTTTTGCCGTCCCGCCACGCATCGCCCAAACAACGTTTGATCGCACATCGGCAGAGCCAGCGGCTGCGCTGTTTGTCACTTGTGTATAAGCTGCCTCAAGGAAGTCATTAGTGGGTGACACCGTGGCAGATACTGTAGACGCAGTTGCCGTGATAGAATGACCATGTAGCCCTTGGCTGATTACCGCAGCGCCAGTGCTAGGCAGTGCCATCTGCGAACGGTTCCGAACATCATAAAGATCACGGCTTTGATTTACTTTAACCCAACGGCTTAATGTAGACGAGTATCGTAAAAGGACAGTTTCTTGTGGCAAAATGATCGTGCTGCCCGCATCCGCAGCGAACCTATTTGCCGCAGTGCTAGCACTATCCTCGTCAATCAACATGATGACGAATGCGCTGTCATTAACCAGAGAAACCCGCTGATCAGTCGTTGGGCTTGCAATACCACCGATGAAGGCGTTCGTCGTCGGCTGCATTTTTACAGTCATCTGGCCCGATGTGAAGCCAGCAGGTGCCCAATTTGATTGATCAGCCGATGGTGTAGCGGCAATCACTGTAATTCCGCCACTAGGTGGCGCGGCATATGTTCCATCCGCCCGCAGGAAGTCAGACGTTCCACCTGCCGTAGTAAGCGTGACGCCGTTAACTGTAGCGCTTGTAAGTGTTGCACCTGAATTAGGGGCTTTAGCTGCAAGGTCGGTTACAAGGCCTGTTACAGTCGATTGTGCCTGTTCCCCGGTATGGTTATCCCTATCCAGCAAGAATGCATCACTTGCATTAGTCGTCGCCCCCGTCTCAATGCCTGCCAGCTTGCTTTCTTGCGCCGTGGTAAAAGCCGCTGTAGTATTGG